CTCTCGCCACACATTACGCGACACGCCCAGAGACGGATCTTGATATTATGATCGGCTAGTGGTATCGAATCTCTAAAATTCTCGCATGGGTCTAAAAGATTTCTTCATCACAGCACCACAGCCAATCGCTGAAGTGAATGTCGATGCTGCTCTCGCACCGGTCAATTCGATCGATGCTCTTGGCGCTCCGTATTTTGCCTATGGTCAATCAGCTACACGATCCGAAGCGATGGGCGTACCGACAATAGCTCGCGCTCGCGGAATTATCTGCTCGACAGTTGCAGCTTTGCCACTCGAAACAAAAGTCAAAGAAACAAATGAAACTGTCCCATCTTTTCGTGTAATTCATCAACCAGATCCACGAATCACAGGCGCAGAATTTTGGGCGTGGATTGCTGAAGATTTGCTATTCCGTCCCGCAGCTTACGCCCGCGTACTTTCACGCTATGCGGACACCGGACGAATTCAAGCGATGGAAAGAATTGCGCCAGAGCGCGTTGAAGTATTGACCAACGGACTTGGTACAGAAATCGATGCTTATCGCGTCGATGGTTATTCAATCGACCCATCTGATCTTGTCGTCTTTGGAAATATGCAAGAAGGATTGCTGAACCGCGCTGGTCGTACCGTCCGCGCAGCTCACGCACTCGAGAAAGCCGCCTATGACTTTGCTTTGAATCCAATTCCACAAATTGTCTTGTCGAGCAACGGCGTACAGCTTCCAAAAGATCGCGTTGCATCACTTATCAACGCTTTCAAGAATAAAGCGTCAAAGGCAGTTACATTCTTGAATGCAGATATCAAGATGGACACGATTGGTTACGATCCCAAGAATCTCCAGATGAATGAAGCAAGAAATTACTTAGCTTTGGAACTCTGTCGCGCCATCGGATTACCGGCATGGTTCGCGTCCGCTGATCCATCATCGATGACTTATTCCAACGCCGTAAATCAACGCCGCGATTTGATTGACTTTTCGATTCGTCCGGTGCTAACAATCATCGAGCAACGGCTCAGCCTTACGGATTTCACTCCAGCATCACAGTACATCCGCTATGACCTAGACGATTTCTTGCGCGGCAATCCTTACGAAAGAGCGCAAGTGTACGAAATTCTAAACCGAATCGGTGCGATGAGTACCGAAGAAATCAGAGAAGAAGAGGACATGATCGGATGAAGCTAACTACTCCAATGACTATCACCGCGGCAGATTCAGAGTCGCGCACAATCACCGGACGCATCGTGGCATTCGAAGAGCCAGCGAACGCATCCACCGGCAAAGTCGTATTTGCAAAAGGATCGATTCAACCAAAAGATGTCTTGCTAAATCTTGAACACGATCGCACTCGCAGAATTGCAAAGCCACTTTCGATTGCTTTATCTGAAGATCAGATGAGCATTAACGCAACATTTAAGGTTGCAAATACAACCGCTGGAAATGACGCGCTTATCGAAGCAAGCGAAGGTCTGCGCGACGGCTTCTCAATTGAATTGGCTGTCGATGATTACATCAATGAAAAGAATGGGACGATGCGCGTACTTGCTGGTGAATTGACTGGCGTTGCGCTTGTATCAGAGCCAGCCGTTCGATCAGCTCGCGTGTCCGAAGTAGCCGCCACAGAAGGCGAAAAAGATTCCGAATCCGCAACCGTGGAAGAGGATGCAACACCAACACCAACAACAACAGAAGGAGACGAAGTGGAAAACACCGTCAATGACGCTTCAGCCGTAGAGACGGTCGAAGCCGCACAGTCAGTTACAGCGTCAGTTAAGTCTGTCGCTTATTCAAAGCCACGCATCGAAGTAACAGCTGCAAAGTATCTTGAAAACAAGATCATGGCAGCGATGGGCGACGAGAATGCGCGTCAATATGTACTCGCAGCAGACAACACAACAGACAACGCTGGTCTTGTACCTACTCGCCAGCTTGCTGAAGTTATCAACGGACTTTCAACAACTGTCCGTCCATCAATCGATGCAATCTCACGCGGCACACTTCCAGATGCCGGTATGACTTTCGAGATTCCAAAGATCACAGATGCACCAGCGGTGGGAACAGTCGCCGAAGATGCAGCTTTCACAGAGACAGATCAGAACTCTGCTTTTGTATCAGTCGATGTTAAGAAATTTGCTGGGCAACAAAAATTCTCAGTCGAATTGCTCCAGCGCACAAGTCCACTTTTCTTCAATGAGTTGCTTTCAAATATGGTCGCAGCTATGGCTAAGCAGCAGGACACTTACACCAACAGCATTCTTTGTACTGGTGCAACAGCAGATGCAACAGGCATCGCAACTTACCCAACAGCCGCAGAACTTCTTGCGTTTATTGGTCGCGGTGCTGCATCCGTTTATGGCGCAACAGCTGGTCTTGCAAATCCATTCGCGCGCAACATCTTGGTGAACACTTCACAATGGTCAAATCTCATGGGTCTAAATGATTCAGGTCGTCCGATCTACAACGAAGTAACACAGCCAATGAACCAACCTGGTCTCGCAACTCCAACATCACTTCGCGGTCGCGTTGCTGGACTTGATCTTTTTGTAACAGCTAACACAGCTGCAACAACTGATCTTGATGATTCAATCTTGATCATCAACCCAGATGCCTACACATGGTACGAATCACCTTCATACCAACTTCGCGCAGAATCAACAGCAGACGGTTCAATTACCGTGGGCGTTTATTCATTTGGTGCTGTGGCGACAAAAATCGCTGGCGGCGCATTCGGCGTAAATAAGTCGTAATTACGACACAATCAATCATGAGGCGGTTCGCTCCCGAGTCGCCTCAGCAGTAGAAAGGGAAGAGCTGATGTCTTTAGTAACTCCGTCCGAACTTCGTTCGGTTCTTGGCGTCAGCTCTTCTCTCTACAATGACGCATATCTTCAAAAGATTATCGACACAAGTGAGCTTGTAATTTTGCCACTTCTTGTCTCTTATTCTTCAGCGGTTACAGATCGCCGCATCGCTTCAAATGTCGCTACCTTGACGACTAACACTCCACACAATTACATCGTGGGATCAAGCGTTGTCGTCGCTGGCGTAGATGCCACATTCAATGGCACATACACAGTTTCAGCTGTGGGAACTGAATACGAATTTTCTTATGCAAAGACAAATGCGGATATTAATTTCAATGCAGTAATTCCACACGGAGACACTTATCTTTCGGGCAAGGATGCCGCCACAATCTATGCGAGCAATCCAGCCGTTTATGAAGCGATCATCGTCGTATCGGTTGAAGTATTCCAATCCATTACAGCTGCCGGTGGGCAGATTGAAGGCGTTGATTTTCAAGTTACGCCATACAGAATGGGTCGCTCACTCTTGAATCGTGTAATCGGGATTCTTGGTAAATCTCTGGATACCGGAGCGATGCTGGCATGACGGCTTCATCGATCGCGGTCAATGTCCGCGGCGCACTCAAGACGGCAATTGCTGGAGTAGCGGCTAACACTTATGACTCAGTACCCGAAGCGCCGATTGTCCCTTTTGCCGCCGTTGTACCTAGCACGCCCTATCTTGAAGCCAATCTAATCGGGACTTCAACCCGAGTCAAAGTCAATCTTGTACTCACAGTCGGAGTCGCTATGTACTCTAACGCTTCGGCGCTCGATAACATCGAGAAGCTGATTATTAGCATTCTGGCGGTTATTCCGTCAGGTTACACGGTGGGAAGCGTGTCGAATCCTGTCCCAATGTCGATCGGAGCTTCGGAAATTCTGATGTCCGAGATCGAACTATCAACCCAATACACACAAACCAACTAGGAGTAATTATGCCAACGACCGTCATCACCGGACGCGATCTAGTATTGACGATCGCTACCGTAAATTACGACGCACAAGTAACAACAGTCTCTCTCGAAGGCGACCATGTAATCGAGACTTATCAGACACTCGATGGTCGCGCTTACAAAGCCATCGATGATTCATGGACTCTCAATGTGGAAATGCTTGCAGACTGGGGCGCAGTCGGTTCACTTTGCGAATCACTTTGGACAGCCACAGAGACAGCACCAAACACAACTTTGGCTGCATCACTTACAGCTGCAACTGGCGCTGTATTTGCTTGCAACATCTTGCCAACATTCCCAAATGTCGGCGGTTCAGCACCAGACGCACAGACAGTCTCGCTATCCTTTCAAGTAGTGGGAACACCAACCGAAACATTTAGCTAAGAGATAGGAAATCGGGAGCATGAAAACAGGGATCACAATTACATATTTCTCAGGGGACTCGGAGTCGTTCACCGCATCGACACCGGAATTCGTAAAGTGGGAACGAAAGACAGGCTTGAAGGTTACACAGCTCGGCGAAAATGTCGGACTTGATGATCTTCTCTTCTTGGCATATAACGCGAAGAAGCGAGAGCTTGCTGGACAACCTATAAAGCCATACGAAGTCTGGTGCGATACGGTGGACGATATTCGATCCGAGGAAGTGGATAGCCCAAAAGCTACGCCGCCGGAAGCCTAAATCGCGTCTTGGTTGAACTGGCGATCGCGACAGGGATACCGATGAAGGAATGGGAAACGGCGGAGCAGATTTACACCGCAATCGAGATATTGGAGAAAAGGAATGGCAAGTAAGCAAGGGACTTTTGCCATTC